CTTGTAATCAGTAGGTCCCGGGTTCGACTCCTGGTGTCGGCACCACTTAAGTGGTTGATAAGCAAAGCATTTGAGATAATGATCAAGCCGCCTTTCGAGGCGGCTTTTTCGTATGTGTCTACAAAGTGTCTACAGCGGTAGACATAGCCAGGGGATTGTACTTGGTCGCTTCCTCCAGGTGATCCGGTGCAAAGTGTGCGTAACGCATGGTCATGGTGATCGACTGATGACCAAGTATTTGTTGCAGCACCAGGATGTTTCCCCCGTTCATCATAAAGTGACTCGCAAACGTGTGACGTAGTACGTGGGTTAACTGTCCTTCCGGTAGTTCTATCTTGAGTTCTTTAATGACGCGGGCAAAAGCTTTGTAGCGGTTGCCGAATAGGCGTCCGAGCTTTCGTCGCTGGCGTAGCTGCTTGGCCAAGTCGGGGTCGATGGGGACGGTGCGGGTTTTGCCTGACTTGGTACCCACAAAGACGATGCGATCCTGACGGACGTTTTCCGCTCGAAGTGTTTGGGCTTCGCCCCAGCGTGCGCCGGTCGAGAGGCATATCACGGTGATGTAATAGCAGTCGTCAGTCTCCTGGGCGCGGAGGTGGTCGAGTAGCCGTGCGATCTGGTAGCTGTCGAGGTAGCCTTTTTCGGTTTCGTCGGTGCGTACCTTACGGACTTTTTGCATCGGGTTGCCGTGTGGCCACAGCGATAAGCGCTCTAACTCTGAAAACACCGCGGTTAGATAGGTGTGTTCGTGGTTGATGGTGTTGGCTTTGACTTCCTTTAGCCGTTGGGCGCGGTACTCGACCCACTGCTGGGCCGTGAATTTTTTAGCGAGTGGGTTGCCCAGGGCGTTGGCGAGTTTGCGGAGTGAGCGAACGCGATCCGGCGCACTCTTCAAGGTGTGACCGTGGTGTTCGTACCACTGCTCGACAAGATCTAGCAGACGCCTTTTATCGCTGCGGAGGTCGGACATATCTTCACCGGCAGCCCCTTGCCCCATGATTTTGGCTTCGAAGCGTTTAGCGACGGATTGCTGCTTGAAAATACGGCGTACCCTTGGGCCATAACGACCCGCTGGCCAGCAGTCGACTTGCCAGCCCGTTTTGACTTTCTTAATGCCCATGCTTACGCCGCCTTGCCTACTAATCGTCGTTCTATAAGCTTCTGTTCGACTATCTGTCGGAATTGGCCGGAGTCGACCCCGCGACGGCGGTAGTATTCTGCTAGGTCTTCCCAAATGCCGGAGCGTTGGAGGTAGCGAACGGCTTGATGGGTGCGGAAGCCTTGGCGGGCGTAGATGCTAATGAGGTTGCCAAACGCGAGAGTAACGTTCTTTTCATTGCCCAGCCCAGGCTCTTTGCGCGCTCGTTTGTACATGAACCCAGGCTCATGGCAGTAGAAGCGGGCATCTTCCTGCATGACTTGCCATGCGGGATCAATCAAATTACGGCGTGCATCCAGGCGGTAAGACTGCATCGCGGTACGCCAGAGGCCGGAGAGATGCGGTACCACATCAATGAAGCGGTTAAAGCCGTGGGAGTCGTCCAGAACTTCGCCGGTATCAACGTTGCAGGGGATGCCTTGGGCGAATTCTCTCAGCACTGATTGATGAAAGCGCAGTTCGATACGCCAGACGGTTTCTTCTGGGTTGTAGGTGCCGTTTAGGTCGTCATCGACGGCGTTTTGCCAGATGCCTTCCCAGAAGTGCATTTTGTCGCGGTGCTTGGCTTCTAAGGTCTTGTTGTAGATACAGCATTGCAGCGCGCCTGCTGTGCCAAACATGTAGGTTTCACCGCGTCCGTAAGTAGTTGCAATGGTGTTGTGAGCAAACTCTAAGTCGTCGATGCCGTCGATCCGCATGATCTTCTTGGAGCGGGTAACGAAGCACTCCATAAAGTCCTTGGGTGGCTCCCAGCCTTGTACGTCTAACGCTAAGTGTATTGCACAGCCAATCGGTTCAACGTGGGAAAGCATGTGTGCCGCGATGTTATACATGAAGTCTTGGCACTGCTGCGGGCTGCGCTCCTGAATGAAATGCGGAGAGAGTTCAATTTTCAGGTGGGTTCCGATGGTGTCTATCTTGGTGTGCCGTGCCTGGAAGAATACGATCACGCCTAGCTCATTGTTTTGCAGGCGGTAGCGGAAGCCGGAACCGGCCGCACCGGCCCCCACTGCCCACTCCACGTCAAAGAGGTTCATGGTGGCCCCTTTGCCTTCGTTGTAGACCTCGATAATTTCATTGAAATGGTGCAGGCAAGGCTCGCCCTGGTAGAGCTGCCGTACCGTGTCCACGCCTGCATTCAGTAAACGAAGTTCGTTAAGCTCACGCTGACCTGCCGAGCTAATCAACAGTTTTCCAAACGGGTCTTGCTCGCCTTTTTCCAGTGACGTAAGTGAGTAACGGTTCCAGCGTTCCATGACCTATTCCCTTAATTTTTTAAATGTTGGTACGTGCTGTAATGAGCTGTTTTAACGGGTTTCTTTGTTACTCTGCGAGACGTGTTACAGGGATGGTCTCGACCTCCCGCCGCCAGCCCGTCACCCCCTGCTGCGCATAGGGTGACGGGCTGGCGGCAGGCGGTATGCGTTCATTTATTTGGGTCGCGTCATAGCGGGGTAACACGGTGGCTTGAAGCAGTACGTGTAGGTTGGTGCGCTGGGTAGAGGTGGATTCGTTTTGGAATAAACGACCGGCAACAGGGACGCTAGAGAGGCCTGGAACGCCAGAGACCTGGGAACGGTCATCTTGTGACGAGAGGCCACCGAGTAGCAGGGTTTGGCCGGAGCGAATTTGTACGGTGGTGTTGATTTGGCGCTGGTTGGTGATGATGTCAGACGCAAGTAGCGAGTCCGTAAGAGAGTCGGCAGAGGTGGTGATATCCATGATCACTAAGCCGGAGGCGGTGACGACCGGCAGCACGTTTAAGCGTATGCCTACGTCACGGCGTTCAATGGTCTGGAAGGGGCTGTTAACGTCCGCTGATTCGCCAGTGACGCGACCCGTGACAAACGGGACATTCTGACCAATGGAAATGGTGCCACGCTTACCGGAAAGCGTGAGAATTTGCGGTGTGGATAACACGTTAGAGCGTGAGTCACGCTGTAAGGCATTGATCGCAAACGCCAGAATATCACCGTCGAAGATCCCGAAGGTACCACCGGAGGAGGCTAGCGACGTTCCCAGATTGGCGGTGTTAAAGCCACCTGCCACGCGAGAACCCGTAGTCGGTGTAGTGCGTCCAAGCGCTACGCCAAGATCGAAGGTATCCCCATCGGTGGTTTCAAAAATCACTGCCTGGATGAGTAGCTGGGGGTGTGCAACGTCTACTTGGGGGATGAAGCCTTGAAGTTGTTCAAGCTGCTTTTCTGGGCCCTTGGCAAGTATGGCGTTTGAGGCATGAAGTACCTGAACCCGTGGCGGTGTGGTGCCTTCCTGAGTGTTTTGCGTGAGAAAGCTGGTGACCAACGGCGCAATATCATCAGCACGCACGTTATCAAAGGCAAATAAATGAGTCGCCTGCGGTTCTGGCGGTGGCGTCAGCGTGGGCGCGTTGGTGATCGCGGCGGCGGGGTCGAGCGTTTCCTGCACCGGTGCCATATTCGTGGGCTGTTGTTGGCTAGACGGTGCCACGGTGGGCGGGTTGCCTGGGAGGATGGTGTAGCCGTGGGAACTCAACACGCCCTGGAAGAATTCGTCTAGCTGGTGATCGGGCACGTCGGGGGCGTAGACAGTGAGAGTGCCGGTGGCCGTGGGGTGAATCGCCAACGGGGTGTCGGTTTGTTCAACGTACCAGCGCACGAAGTCCCGAATGTCGGTGTCTTGCATTTGAATGGGCGTGGCGTGGGCGGTGCTGGTGAGCGTGGCCAGGGCGATGGCGGCGACGGTGTTAGCAGCGAACTTCTTCATGGGTGACTCCATTTTCTATGCGAACGAGGCAAGCATTCACGGGGACGATGGCGAAGCCTTGGCGGCTGAGGTCGTCGGTGGTGGACGTGTTGCGGTTGCTATCAATGAGGCGGTAGGTGGTGCGGTCGCCAAACTGGCTAAAGCTGGCGATGCGGGTCGTGCTGAGGTCGGGTAGTTGCTGGGGAGTGGCAGTGGGTTGTTCTTGGGCGCGAGCATTCACACGGTCGGCGACGAGTACCGATACCGTTAAGAACGCGCCCAGCCCAAACGAAGCCAGGGAGAGAAACGGGCGGTTAAAGCGTTTCCAATAAATACGGGTCATCTTCATGTAGAACCTCGCGTCACGCGGTACGCGGTGCATGCCGTGGGTGTACCAGGGCGGCAGCATGGAGTACGTGCCGTGGGGGTAGTGGTCGGAGAAGGCTTGTTTGGTGTCGTAAGCGGGGTAGAGGGCGCGGCCAGTGTAGGTCCAGCGTTCGACGGTCATGCTCTGGGGGGAATCCCCATATTTCACGATGCCGAGGTGAACTTTCGGTAATGGAACTTTTGAACCAGTGAAAAAAGAGTAAATACCGCCCACAAACGGTAGGGTGACGCGATCCAGGCGGCGGCAGTAAACGACGTGTTCTGCGAGTGCTACGCGAGCTTGCTTGTCCATGATCGACAGGTCTTGAATGAGGAAAATAATGTCCCATCCAAGTTTTCGGGCATGGAGAAACCAGTTAATAACGTCTTGGCGGCTTTTATCGTTCCAGGATCGGGCGTTGAACCACGTGCCGCATTCATCCAGCACTAATAAGCCGTTTTTATTTTCGTCGTAAGAGTCGGTACCGGTACCAATAGACTCCAGATCGGCCAGGACAGGTTTATCAGGGATGCGGTAGCAGAGGGTTTGCTTTGGATTTTCACCAATGAGCTTATCGAGGTTTAAGTCCAGGTTGGTGGCGACCTTGCAACCGCGATTGAGCTTATCCTTAATCTTACCCACGGCCACCAGGGTTTTTCCCGCGCCAAGTTTGCCGGTAACAACATAAACAGCCATTAGAGAACGGGCCTCCCTTGCTCCCAGTCGATTAACTGGCGTTTTTGCTGGAACACCCAAACAGCGACTTTGCTGCCATAGATGGCAGACATACAGGCTTCAAAGTTATTAGGCTTGATAGCGGCGATACCTTGGGAAAGGTCGGCAGGTAGGGAGGCACTAATGCCGCTAATGATGGCCGAAAACGTGACAGCAAGACCGACCAAAAGAGAGATGTAGAGCGTTGTCCAAATGAGGATGCCCGCTAAGCGGTTAGTGACTCGGGAAGCGATGCGGGTAACAATCCATTCCAGAATGCGGGTGACAAATGCAATCACCGCACCCATGCCAAGCATTGCAGGTAGCGCCATTTATGCAGTCCTCTGGCCAGAACGGAAGAACGTGTCGATCACACTAACGACCGTCCAGAAATAAATGATCCAGGAGAGCCAAGCCTTAATGGTGTTAAAGGCTTGGCAGGAAATTTCCATCACGCCGAACTGGAGCGGGGTGCAGGAGCCTGACGGTAATGAAGGAAGGCGAGAGACAACTTGATCAGCAATGCCAGAGCTAGACCCATCGCCGATTTGATCCATTAAGGTGTTAACCTCGTCGTTATAGCCTTGTTGCTCCTCGGCTAATCCATCGAGGGTTTGATCCATACTGGAGGAGTTAAAAAGGTCGTCACCGTTACCAAGGTCTTCGGTAAAACGAGAAGCAAGGTCATCGACGAGACCGTTAAACAGGTTCGAGATACCATCTAAAAGGCCATCCCCCTCGGTGCCTTCCCCATCGCTTTCACCTTCACCTTCGCCAGAGCCAAACGCATTAATGGCATCGACAATAGACGTGCCAAGGGCATCGAGAGAGCCAGACAATGTGCCGGTTTGATCATTTAATGCACCGGTAATGGTGTCAGTCTGGCTGTCGAGGGAGTTGGAAAGCGTATCTGTTTGATTGCTAAGCGCACCGCTCAAAGCATCTGTTTGAGCAGAGGTCGCGTTGTTTAGCTCATTGGTCTGATTGTTAATTGAACTAGTGACATCATTAGACAGGGCATTGATAGCGTTGCGGTTGGATTGGCCAGCGGAGCCGATAGCCTCAATAATGCCGGATTCGTCAAACTCAAAATCCGGTACGGTAGAGCCGCCACCAGAACTACCACCGCCACCCGAGGAACCGCCGGAACCATCGCCGGAATCGTTACCGCCATCACTGCCGCCGGAATCACCACCAGAATCGCCGCCATCGTTACCGCCTGGGTCGGTGGGGTCGGTAGGGTTTGTTGGGTCGGTAGGATCACCGCCGCCAGTATCACCACCAGAGCCGCCACCGGAACTCGGCTTTGAATAGGTATTGCCGTCTGAACCTACATATTCAAAATAGTCAGGCGCGCTATCCCAATCAACTAGATATGATTTATCACCAATCGCAACACAACTGGAGTTATCAGAGCAACCACCAGGAAGCTCCGTTAAATAATCGTTACCGGAAAAATCAACTACTGAAAACGTGCCGTCACCCTCTCCCCAAGCACCATTTAAAGGAGAGTCAGGAATATAAGCGCGAAGCTCACCAGTTGACTCTGAAACTATATCTAAAGTACACGAAACACCACCTCCTGCATCATAACAAGCAGAAACTGAACTACTAGCAGAAATAGAACAGGCACCACCATGAGTTTTTACAGAGCCGCCAGTTTGAAGATAATTAGCAGAAGATGGAGATACGTTGATAGATGAGCCGTTTTCAGAATTACATTCATCATCATCAAGAGCAGAAAAAAATATAGGCTCCTTTTCAACAAGATCATCTTCGGTAAGCGAAGAAAGACTCTTAGTGTATACCATATAATAAGTGTAACTGCCTTGAGTATAACTCCTAAGCCAACAAGCTTTCGTTGAAGTGCATCGTTCAGACATTAAACTCTGCGCTCTAGAAAGATCAGTAGTGGTATTACCATACCCAAAACTTTCAGCACGCCAAGCAAAAGAATAATCAGAAAACACCATTAAAAAAGGCGTTAAAGTGGATAATAAAACGGCTTTTTTAATCATGTTGTCCTCGTTATATAAAAAGGGGCGTTTCCGCCCCTTGGTTGTCCCTTGCTTAGCGGTATTAAGACGCGCGGTTGGCAAACTTCTTAAACAACTTGATGCCGATCAAAGCAGCGGTGATAGAAGCGACCACCGGCCATGCGTAACCGGCCATTTCAGTACCGGCGGCTTGCACCTCAGTAAAAGCTGCTGATGCGCCGGTAGCCTCCTGGGCGTGAGCAGCAGCGGAACCTAGAAGCAGGGCGGCACCGCCTGCAACCTTGGCTTTGGTGGTGTTGACGGTGGCGGCGAGGGTTTGAATAACGGTTTGCTTGGTCATGAGACTGACTCCATAAAGCGTTTTACAGATAAAATGATGTGTCCAAAGGCCCAACCGAGGGCGTAGGACGTGAAAAGGGTGCTAACCACAAACGTAAGGCTGGGATCGTTCATCGTTGCCCCCCATTTATCGCGCCGATCCCGAAAGCAAGGACGAGGCCGACGCAATAAACCAGGAGCCATAGACCTTCAGGTGTGCTTGTGTCCATGGCTCAAAATCCTATTTCTTGTCGCTGCTGGCAGACGGTGCGTGTTGGCTGCCGGTGGCGTTGGGTTTGCGGGCAGCAAGGACGTGCATGGTGGCTTTGCCGCCGGACGACCGAAATTCAATATCCAGTTCCAAGGCGCAAGGCATGTGAGGTGCAAATGCATGGAGCTGGTCGAGAATTTCATAAGGCGCTGACATGGTGCTGACTTGGTTGCCAAGCTGGTTATCGTTGTCAGACGCGGAAGGTTGCATGATGGTGACTTTTGCGCCTTTAACGCCGTTGTCCATGCTGTAGCGAGAGGCACCGATTACGTGGGCTTGAATGGTGTTGATCATGGTCATGTTTCCTTTTCGTTAGCGTTGGGTTCTGGCGGCTTGGGTTAAGCAGTAGTCCGCGAGAATGGCTAGCTCAGTGGTTTCAGGTGTAATGCCGGTCTGTACTAACGTCAGGTATTCCGCCTGGGCGTAGTAGGTCGCGGCTCGTGCGTAGTCCCGGCCGTGGAGGCACCGCTGGCCCCGCTCCCTCAAAGCTCGGGAATCAAGGCAGGGGGGTCCCCCTACCCGCCCTCCGTTTGCCCGTCGGTCTTTCTGCACGGCAGCCAACATCGGCCAGCCGGTCAACCCCTTTTTTAACCCCACAAAAAGGGGTTGACAGTCTGTCCGCTGCTGGCTAAGGACGCCGTGCGACCGAAGGGCGACGGATGACGGGCAGGGGGACATAGGGATCAGGCCTCGTTGCAGTGGGGAGCGGGGGAGGCGGCGCGGGAAAGCGACTCAAGCGGTGCTTTGTTGCCGTTCTCCAGTTGCGCTAGGCCGTACTCAATCAGCCGTTCAGAGAGGCCTGACGACGTTAAGCCGTTGGTGCCTGCCTGGATGAGGTGGCGGCTGTGGGTGTCGGGGTCGAGAAACACGCGGATGGGCTGTTTCTTTGCCATGTGCATAACTCCGTTGGGGCTAAAGGCCGTTGTGGATAACGGACGACGCGTTAGCCGTGTGGGTGTGGATAGGTGCGCGGGTACCACCATCACCGAGGGGCAAGGGGAGGCGTCGGTGGGTGAAGGTGCCGATGCAGAAGCGCGCTCGGTGTTGCTGGGGTCGTCGGGGGCATCGGTGATGCCGTAGTTCCGTGCCAGGAAGTCGAGCGCGGCGCGGTAGCTGGGGAAACGAATGCAGTAGCGCTTGCCGTCACTGTCGATCATGGCCATCAGGTCGTTGTAGGTGACGCCTGAGAGGTCGAGAGTCAGCAGGTGATCCGTTGGGAAGAACAGTTTTACGGTGCCATCAGCGCGAACGTGTAGACCAACAGAGCCGTCCTGGTTGCAGCCAGTGTAAAAATGCCCATCGCACTGTAGAGACGCGGCGTAAAAGGTGCCTACAACGTCTAGGGTGTGAGTGGTGAACGCTGACAGTGTGTAGATGGGGGCGTTTGCTAGGGCGCTCATGGCCAGTCCTCCGATTGCAGGCACTCAGCGGTAAAGAGCGCGACGTTCACCAGGCGACGACGACCCACCTTGATGATGGGGAGGTTCCCTTGGTTCATCTGACCGCGAACGGTGTCGGGGGATAGGCCAGAAAGCTCTGAGAAACGCTCGATCGTCATAACGGGCACTTGAGGCGCTGAGACGTGGGGCGTGTTGCTCGTTTCCATGCGGTACCTGCTCGCTGTGGCATGTTGTGGTATCTTCAAAACCAGCAATCTTGATTAGCAAAGTGGTGTAGATTGATTGCTGAGCCGGTATACCAATTAATTGGTAGCCCATGAAATTAGTATACGAAGAAGTTGGTATATGTCCAGTGACTTAGCCCAAAAAATGCGAGAAATTCGCGAGGTCGAAACGTCTGGCCGCGCTGAATTTGCACAACTTATTGGTTTTAATAAGAAAACTGTTGAAAGCATTGAGCAGGCTGGAAGAGCGCCCAAAGGTGAGATGCTAGAGGCGATCTGTAAACAGTGGCCTAAGTACACGCTTTGGTTGATGACTGGGCAGACAGACGAAGCATGCGGACAAATAAGCCCCGATATAGAGAGGGCACGCAGCGCGTTGAAGAAAACGGGAACGGATACCGACTAGCACAAAGGGTTGTGGATAGATGGTTCCAGGGAGGTAGGGGTTGTGGATAAGGGCAGTAAGGGAATTAAACGTTGTGGATGAAGCGAGAGAAGCATTTCAGCAGATGATAAAAATGGCGGTCCTGTTTGGTGGGATGGCCATTTTTTATATTTGGATAGAGCGCAAATTATTAAAAAATTTAAAAAACAAAAAAAGGAAATAGTTGTTTTGAAAAAAAAGATAATTGTTTTTTTGGATCGTAATATTATCTTCTTTAGCTTTGTTAGCTTTTTGCTAAGCATTTTAGTTTATCTAGTTATTGGGTCAAAGATAGACATAAGCAATCTTTTAACTGTGTCTTTGGCTGTTTCAGGTGGCCTTTGGTCATTAATGTCAGTTGAGCAAGGTAAAGTTAAAGAGTTGAGAGGGGAGTATATTGAAAACTTGAAACAGTTAGAGAGTGTTTGTTTAGAATGTATTTACTTAAGTAGTGACATTTTTGGAAGTTTAGTGAAATTTGATGTTGTTGATGATGAGCTGAAAAAGGAAAAATATATTGAGATTATTGATATGCTTAATGAGTTGCATAAGAAGCATTCCTGCTATACATATAATTTAATAAATATAAGAAATAATGATAAAAATAAGAAGGAGTTTAAGAATTTAGACAAATTGATGAAGGCGAAATTGCAAAAGCTGCATGAGTATGTTGATCTTCTTACTGCCAATAAGCTTTGGTTAGAGGGAAGTGATGAGAGTGATATGAATGATTTAATGATAGAAATAATGCAAGAAATGAATAAGGTGTTTTCTAAAGAAGAGGTTGGATTTGAAAATTTCTCCGAACATTATCTTTTTATAAAGATTGTATGCTTTTCAATAATAATGACCTTTGTATTTTCTGTTTTTTGGAAAGCAATTCTCTTGTGAATTTTGAGATTAAGCTAGTGATTAATGGCCAGAATAACTAGAAACCTCACCATTACAAATCACAACGGTATGACGGCCGTTCTGAAAAGGACGGCTACCATCCCAATACAGGCGACGACAAAGCGCACCGTTATAGGTGTAGCTAGAGATACGTGCTGGCCTACCGAGTACGCTAATGGCCTGGTTCTCTGACATCCCTGGAATAACGATACCGCGAGCGCGTGCCTGAACTTCGGCATTCCGCCGTTGGGTGGTGGTTTGGTAGTTGCTACTGGACGATGAATAAGAGCGCTGACGAGGTTGAGGCGTCACGGATCGGGAAGGTTGCTGAGTACGTGTGCTGGGTGGCGGCGCTGAAATGATGGTGAGGTTACTGGTATCGACGGTTTCAGAGTTGCCGCTGGCACAGGGGAAGTCTTGAAAGGCCGTTTTGCCATTGACCTCACAGCGGAAGATATCAGCCTGCGCAGTGAAGGGCATCAGTACCAGGAGGGCAAACAACGCCGGTTTTTTCATCGTCCATGATCCTAAGCGAATGTCGGTAACAGAAGATTACCAAAGAACGAGCCGAAGTGGTAAGCCCTCGGTTGCCAAAGGTGCAACGGTTGCGCGTTACGGTAAAAGTGAGGCTGTGGATATACGCCGAAAAGTGTCCACAGAAACATGCCCTAATGTGCTGAAATGAATTTTCATGTGTGTATAAGTGCCTGATTTAAAGCTAAACATGCTTCTGTGAGTTAGTAGGTAAGGTT